TTAAATCTGCAATACTTTTCCCAGTATACTTCGTATGAAACACAATACCAATTCTTGCTCGCTCAATTCTCTTTGCTAAATCAGAATCTTTAGGTACAGCATATGTGATAGTATTCGGGGTAAACGTGATGTGTGGTTCACCGTTGATGGTTTCTGTACCTAAGTCATCATTCATGAACATCATGTCACCCTGAATGATTCCATCGAACCCAAGTTTAGGAAGATGGTTCAGTGCAACATGAAGACGATCAGCAAGTCCACCAGAGTGGTTTGCACGGATGTCGTCATGTGTATAATTGATCTTTGGTGTCTTATTGAAAAGACTCTTAGTGGCAACAAAGAACTTTCCGTTCTCTGGATCAGTACCACAGAAGATTGCAGGCGCACCATCCCACTTTACAGTGATATCTACGCCGCTTTTGGAATTTCCCCGAAGCATATCCACGACAGACTTTAGAAAATTCACAGCATCAGAAACGCCTTTGGCGCCTTCATTGAATACAGAATCCTCAATGTGTTCCATGTGAAGATTCTTGGATTCTTTAAGATATGACAAAAATGATTTCATATTTCACATCACTCGCATATCAAGTGATTTCGCCATATTTCTTATAATAGATTGTAGTTGTTCTGTGTCTGGTGTTCTGTCAACCATTGTGTCTAATTCGCCTAAGGTAATTAGATCATCATTTCTAATAGCAACTCCCAATCTACCTCTTCCGAAAAGAAGATCGATTCTTAAATCATCTACGTTATAGTCTGCATCATCATTCTGTTTGGTGACAAATTTTGTACCCATTACATCGGGTTCGCCACGGAAGAATGCTTTTATAACTTCTATATCTCTAGGATCGATTGACATGTCCGCCGGATCAGAATCTGGAATCTTTACTGGTGGAGGTGGTTGTTTTTGTTCAAACATAAATTCTCTGAAAGATTTCATTATAGTCTCCTAATGGTTTCCTACCTTATGTATAAAGAATCATGGTCCCAAAAGGACCATGATTCTCACTCATCTATTCAATTGTCTGTATATTCTAACCCGTTCGTAACTACACTCTATGTATACAACGGGCGTTTTTAGTAGGACGAGTGGGACTCGAACCCACACTGGACGGATTTTAAGTCCGTTGCCTCTGCCGATTGGGCTACCGTCCCATGAATCAGAGTGATAGGATTTGAACCTACGACCTCCGCATCCCAAATGCGGCGCACTACCAAACTGTGCTACACTCTGGTAAGCCACCGAGGGGACTTGAACCCCTAACCTGTTCATTACAAGTGAACTGCTCTACCAATTGAGCCACAGTGGCATAGACCCGGTGGGTTCAATACCTACTGTGGTTAGTTTTAAACTGTCCACTCTGCCCAATTTCTACTTCGTATCTGTCACCACGACAGAGTGCCTCAACCTGCTTGCGAGTCAAACGCTGACCCGGCATATACAGAATAGAATTCTCAATCGTGATGACTTCCCAGCATCGGGGGTCTTTCACGGCAACCTTTACTCGGTCGGTCATAGTCCGGCCGCCCGGTCGCTTTACCTTCTGTTCCACAAACTTGTGCTTGCGTGAACCATCATATTCAATCTTCACTTTGTTCATCGTGAAACTCCTTAATGAGCCGGGGGGGACTCGAACCCCCGAATACACCGTTATAAGCGGTGCTGCTAATGCCATCCGCGTCCGGCCCGTGTGTCAGCCGGATATGTCTATACGAAACTTTTTGTTGCTTATGTGTCCATTTTCATTCTTGTCCAGATGATTAGACTTTTGCCTATCTTCATCGTGACCAAGACGATAGTTGATTTGTTCAACGGTGTCGTTAGAAAGACGAAGAATTTTTTCCTTACAGTCTATGTCTATAAAACACCATTCCATGATACTTCTTGCTGCTTTGGTAGCAGTTTCTTCATCGTGTCCAAGTGGAATGTCAATGTGTAGTCTGTACATAATATACCTCTCGTCAAATGGGTCGGGGGGGACTCGAACCCCCAACAAACGGATTAAAAGTCCGCTACTCTACCAATTGAGTTACCGACCCTAGTAGATCAGTGTTTGCTTTTGTCTGGTAGTGGTGCTTCGTAGTAAATATCTAAACCAAGTGCCTTTGCAAGATGCCACTCTGCCTTGGCACCCCGACTCTTTTCAAATTCAGTCATCATGTAAATTGCAGTACATTCTTCGCAAATTGCAACCATGTCTCTCTTTAGAGCATCACGCATATATTCGTGATCTTCATAGTTGTTCTCTGGATCAAATTCATATGAAGGGGATGCTGGCTTTCCTGCTTCTCGATCAAGTTCTGCTGGATTGATAACTGTCCATCCTTGATTCTCTAGAACCTTAGCACATCGATCAAAGGCAGGGTAATTGTAATCCTTATAACCCCGCATCGGTCCTGCAATATAAATTGTTGGTTTTCTATTCTTCATTATCAAGCAATCCTGCATCGTCCTGTGACTTTGCCATTCTTTCACTATGCCACGCTTCTTCTAGTCCCGCGACTGATTCATCTTTAGCATACCATTCACCAAAGATAATTTCCCATTCGCGGTTGTTTGCAAGTTCTCCAGTGGAGTGAGCGTTGTTAATCATTTGATAGCCGCGTACAGAGATCCATGCATCAAACTCATCTGTCCAATATGCTTCATCATCTGGTTTGATTGTATCGCCAGTAATGAAGCACTGGTGATCGCCAGCCAGACGAATCACACTATCTGACCTTTGTGGCTTTCCTGAATCCCAACAGTAGTAACTGTGGCCTCTGTCATTTGAATTGGAGTTTTCTGCTGTCATGCTTAAATTATATCACATATTTTCTGGCGGTCAAGTACAAATCTGTATGTTCTAGAATTTATTTTCTTCGTCTTCTTGGAGCAAATACAATAGGCACACCAAAGGCAAAAGCAATTAATGGCGAAAGTTCAGGGACCATTACTGCCGAAGTTTCTTGTTGTCCAGCATAAGAATCAAACATAAAATTAGGCTCTAAGTAATAATCAGGCGGTGTCTCGAATGCAAAGGAAAAATCATCTATTGGAATATCGGCAAACATTTTCATGTAATCCAGTAGAATATTTTCGTTTTGTGTTTGTCCTAACAACAAATCATCAACTAAAGAATTACCCGAACTATTATAGAAATCAGATAGAGCGCCAAGAGAATATCTACCACTTGCCACAGACTGCCACCCTGGCGAATTTCCTGTGGGAAGTGCAGCATATACTCTTCGTGTGGTTGGTCTATTTTGTTCTTCTTCATTGTCCTTGGAATCTTTCTCAGAATCAGAATCAGAATTTTGATTTTGATCTGGAGGCGAATCTGTAATATCTGCTGTGCTTACTAATCCCGACGCAGCATTTTTTACAGAATTAAAACTCTCTATGTAACTTGCAATTTTGTCTATAAACTCTTTTCCTACAACTGTTCCTGCGACTGCTGCAACAATTGTGATGGTAAGAATTTTCTTTTCCAGACCTTTGATCTGGCCGTCTTTTTTCTTGTGTCCTTCTTCGCATTTTCTCAGAGCGTCCTTGGACTCTCTGTCACGAAGTTCTTTTTCATTTTTTAGTTCTTCAACTACTTCATCGTAATCATCACAACGAGGACATCTCGTTGTATCATTACCCATTTTTCCTCCTATTCGGTTAAGAATTGATTATTTCTTTTTGGATCAACTTCGACCAGAAACTTTGAAACTTTGTCTGCCGGCATCCATTCTGAAGAACCATCATTGTACTGAACTTGAACATTTTCCGTGACGCCCTTGGCATCTTCTGCTGCATCAACAACTTTTCCTTGCTTGCTTGTTTGACGAACAACAACAGACTCACCAATTTGCCATTTACTGTTAAACATATTATTTCTCCCTTTTATTTATACTCTTCGTTTTCTACAACCAACGGTTGCTCCGAGTCCTAGTAGGAATAATGCACCCGGAGCGGGAATTGACGAAGGAGCAATGGTATTAAAATTAAAACTATTCTCGTCGTAGCCAGAATACAAAAATCCAAAAGTGTCTTCGTAACCAAACCCATTGCCGTAAATATTGAATGTCTTCCATTCACCGGGTTCAATTTCATAGTCATGGGTGAATGCATTAAACACTTCCCAATAGGTAATGTTATATTCTGATTCTTCTGAATTAAAAACACGATACTTGAACCTGTCCGTGTCTTCCCAATATTTGACACTAAACAAACCAGACCAGTTTTCTGTTTCAAAGTAAAAATCATCCACATAATCTGGAGGAGTAATACTTCCCAATACGCTTGTTAGTACTAATGTTTCGATCATTTCAATTCCTTTCTAAAAAACTCCCCCGATAGGACTCGAACCTATGACATGTCGGTTAACAGCCGACTGTTCTACCAACTGAACTACAGGGGATCAAAACACGCCTGGATGGACTCGAACCATCAACTTGCGGCTTAGAAGGCCGCTACTCTATCCAATTGAGTTACAGGCGCCTATCGGTCACCTGATGCGTCTTCCGCTACCGCTCTTTGCAGTCCTTGCAGGGGCATTTCCCTTCTTCTTTTTACTTTTTCGAGGACAACCAACCTTGATTCGGTTAGTAACTGTGGGATCGTGTCCTTGCTTCTTTGCCATTTTAAATTATGCTCCAGAAACTTGTTGCTTCTTGGGAACCACAAGACCAGAACCAAATGCTTGGTTATATTCGTTTAGAAGTTCGTCATGTGGTTCACTGACAAACATAACGTCCTTGTCCTTGACTTCAATTCCAGTTTCATACGACTTTGTATAGGGCATCCAACCCATCAAACCAATCGAACCTGCTCGGTCTGCGGGAACAATCAATGCAGCCTTGTTCAATTTCCATCCCGAATCAGTCTGTTCTGCCTTACATAGAACTTCTTCGCCTGTACATAGTCTTACGATTTTCACTTCACTCATTTTTTATCTCCTTGTTTTTTAGAGGACTTGGTTTTCTTTTTACCAAAGATCTTTTCGTAATTCTCTCTATATTTCTCTTGATCTACTGGACGGTATACACTTCCCTTTCCAGCACCATGTTTACCACCCATATCAATCTCCGTTTAATAAAGTATACCATATGTATGCAGTAAGTCAAGTGTTATCTAAAAGAAAACCCCGTTATCGCACGGGGTCACACGGAACCGTTCTGTTGACAAGTGGTTCAGTCTCCGCTGCATCAAGCAGCAAGGGCGTAGTTGTTTGCGCCATTTGAAATTTACAACCGCGATTTGCGAGTAGGTTGTCTTCTCGGGTATCTACTTCTTTGTTACTCATTACCAAATCGATTCCGTTTCGCCCCCATCAGAGACACCCTTGTAGCGTATTAAGTCTAAAGTTTAAAAATGTGTCTTAAAAAATTTAAACAAGGGTGCCTCTGGTGGAGGCGGGGAGACTCGAACTCCCGTGTTCAGTAACTTTTACTCCGACATCAACAATACCAATTCTATTTATGCCTTATCGGCTTCGATTTCATCAATTCGACGATAAATTTCATCGGATCTCTGTTCCATGTCACGATAAATTTCTCGTTCCATTTCGTTCTGAATGTCATTGACATGACCTTGTACATAGGACTTCATTGCTTCCCATGTCATGTATCCCAAAAATCCAACAAACGATGTTCCTACGATTCCAATAAAAAGATAAAATTCTGGTGTCATTATAAATTCCTTAATCAGTTTTCCAACTACTCAGAAGTAGACACAAATCTGCACCATCGACATTTGTGT